CTAAACATATGGTGAACATAGACGCATTGGCTAGATTTAAAGCCGACGCTGCTGCGCTCCCTCACGATATAATGAACACTGCGGAGGAAGTTCAGGCGAAAGTTCAGGCCGAACAACAACAGATGGCTCAAATGCAGCAGATGCAAGCTATGGAAAAGATGGCTGGCGCGGCTGATAAGGGGGCAGGAGCCATGAGCAAATTAGGTCTTGTCCAAGACCCTAACGCACAACCGAAAGAAGAGGCCCCTGCATAAGCGGGCCCTCAACCAAGGAGGTTTGCAGTGTCTACATCAATTAATAATGCGTTTATTAAAAGGAGTATGTATATGCCAAAGGGAGTAGGGTACGGAGCAAGCTCAATGGGAAAAGTTAAGAAAGCTTCCATCGTTGTGGTCCCGAAGAACGAAAAAGTAAGGAAGAAGGTGGAAAAAGAAGAACGCAAGAAGAAGAGCGACGGGCACAAGTCTAAAAAGAGCGAGGCATCCCGTGGCGGCGCGAAGCGAACTATAAAGAACTTTAAAAAACGAACCCGACAAGGGGTGTAAATGACTGCGAGGAAAATCAAGGCGAAATTAGTAATACCGGATGACTATGATCTGTTTGCGCGGGCCTCACAATATGATAACAACGTGGAGCGTTACAAGGATTTCAGTCAACTGTTTTTTGGATCTGCTCAAGGGATCAAAGTGTTTAAAGAGATCCTTGGGATGGGGTATATGCTGAACGACCCAATTAAATATAACAAATACGGCGTAGACCAACACGCCACATTAATCTCAACGGGGGAGAGGAAGCTTGCGCTGGCGATCCACAAGACCGCCACCGTCGAGCCTCCGCCACCTCCACCAACAACCACAAAATCGAGGCGATAACGCATGGCTGAAGAATCTGTAGAAGAATCTGTAGAAGAAGATACTGGGCAGGACGAAAGTACCGAGAGTACTGAAAGCACGGAAGAAGCTACCGAGAAGGAGCCCGCATCGGAGGACGCCTCCAGTTGGAGGGACCTGATCAAGGACGATTCTCTGCACCGCCATGCGGAACGATTTACCGACATCGACGCGCTATTACAGGCCAATCTCGATTCCCGGAAGAAGTTATCCAAGGCGGTTAACAAGCCGGAAGAAGGTGCTAGTGATGAAGATATGGAAAGTTATCGCGAGTCTATCGGCGTCCCGAAGGATGTAGACGGGTATGATTTTCCACTTCCGGAAGGCGTGGAGCGAACCGAGCAGATGATGGATGCGGAAGATCATTGGGCCAATTTATTTATAGAACACGACGTCCCTAAAGGCACGGCGGACGTACTGGTCTCGGAATTCCGAGGCGAGCTTGAGAAGATGATGAATGCACAAACGGAAGCTGATCAGGCTGCAACGGACCAAGCTACCGACAGTCTGAGAAAAGAATGGGGCGGGGAATACGACAAGAACCTTATATACGCGGCCCGCGCAAGCGAGAAGCTGTTTGGGGATCAGTACGAAGACGCCCGGTTCATGGAAGACAAGAGCGGCAAGTTTATATTGGACAACCCTCTCATGGTTAAGATGTTCGCCCGTTTGGGCAGAGAAATGGGGGAAGGTTCTTTGGGAGCCGTTGCTACGTCGGAAGAGAAAGAGTCCTTGATGGATAAGGCAAATGAGTTCCGAACCAAGCGTATGGAAGCCCATGCTAAAGGGAATAACGCCGAAGCCCGAAAATGGGACGAGCGGGAACGAGATATGTTAGGAAAGATTTACGGGGACGACCCAGCAGTGGGTACTAAAACCCGCAATATGTAGTTGACAGAACGGGCTATTTTATATTATAGTCCAAATAGGCGACTTCCCCGAAAGGGCCTTGCCGACTTGCAGGATACATTACCAATGCCCCGTCTTAGTTGTAGATACCGGCCTCCGTACGGACTTCCCGGTGTTCATGCTTAAATGGCTTCCAGAGGAAATGTAATAGTTTAGGTTTTTCTTATTATTACTTTATCAAGGGGGTTGCAGTGTCTACATCTATTAATAATGCGTTTATAACGCAATACGAACGTGACGTTCACGATATTTTCCAGAGAAACGGCTCTACTTTGAAGCCGTCTGTCCGGTTTAAATCTGACGTCAATGGCTCAGTAGCAACATTTCAAAAAATTGGAACCGGTGTTGCGACGACTAAAGCGCGTCACGGTACCATTACACCTATGAACCAAACCCATACCGCCGTGTCAACCACTTTGGCTGATTTCTACGCGGGTGACTGGGTTGATAAATTGGACGAAGCTAAAATCAACATCGACGAGCGTCAAGCAATTGCTCGTGGTGGTGCTATGGCTCTCGGCCGTAAAGTAGATAGCCAGATCCTTACCGAACTGGATACCACTACTCAGAGTACTGTCACCATTACGGTAACAACTTCTAACCAAGCCCGTAACGGCCTATTGGATATGATCGAAGCTATGATCACCAATGACGCTTACGAGCCCGGCAATATGTACGGAGTTATGTCTCCGCACCTATGGGCCGTTGCTTCTACCATCAACGAGTTCGCAAGTTCCGATTATGTCGGTTCTGACGGCCTCCCGTTTAACACCGGAGCCGCTGTTGGTATGTTCAAGCGTTGGGGACAAGTTCTGTGGACCGTACACTCTGGGGTCCCGGGTGTTGGAACGTCTACATCCAAAGTATTCGTCTGGAACAAGAACGCAATCGGGTATGCTTCCGGTAAAGTTCCAGCTAATCTCGCCGGTACCATGGGCGGGGAAACTTCGGTTGGGGCGGATATCACTTGGCACGGCGACCGTGCAGCACACTTTGTTAACCATGCGATGTCTGGAAACGCTGTCTTAATTGACGATGGCGGTGTTATTGAGGGAAACCTCAATGATACATCAGCTATCCCAGTTTCTTAAGGAGGACTAACGTATGGCTTACTCAGCGGGTGATCTCTTCAATACTGGCATGGGTTATCCCGGTCAGGGAGTTTACAACTATAAGTCTGATACTGATACCAGAGCAACGGTATCCGCATCAGGGTATTTTAACAATTCAGACGACGACCTGAATCTCACCATTGACGATGTTATTTATGTCACTGGCGATCAGGGCGGGTACCAACTTACCGTCATCAGCAACACCTCTGGCACAGTAGTTACGGGGGAGAGAAACTTATCTTATGCCCCTGTCGCCGGTGGTGGCACACTGAGTTTGACTAAAGCGTCACATGATGGAAAAACTATCGTTTTCGATACTGCGGCAGGGTCTATTTTGACTCTTCCTGCATCTGCCGGAACCGGAGCAAAATTCCGTTGTGTCGTTTCTATCCTGTGTGCCAGCAACTCTCATATCCTTAAGTGCGTAGGCACAGATATGATGCAGGGCGCTCTAGGGATCGTTGATACGGATACCTCCGATGCTACGATTCAATTCGCAGCTTTGGTAGGTGACACGTTTGATACAGTAACCATGAACCGAACTACCACTGGTCTTGGTGCGCCGGGTGATTATGTTGAAGTTGAAGACATCCTCACGGGCATCTGGTCTGTCAGAGGTGTAATTCGAGCAAGCGGTACTGTAGCAACTCCGTTTACTTCAGCGGTAAGTTGATAATAGGTAATCTAATTGGGGTGCTTCGGCACCCCAGTTTTAACTTTTTACAAGGAGCCTGACATGGCGTTTGTAACCGCTAATCTGGCACTGACACAACACGTTAACGGGTTTAACCACTATCGTTACGACACCACAGACGCTCATGCAACCGTGGATGGCGACGGGTACTTTAACAACGACGACGACGATCAGAATCTGAATCTCGGCGACGTTATTACGGTGGTTGTTTGGGGTACTTCGGTAAGAACTGGAACAATCTCCACTTACGGTACTCATATCGTAAACGGGAATGTGGCCGGTGTTATCGACATAACGAATGTAACTGTTGGGTTAATGACAGACTCAGATTAACGATTTGGGGCACTGAAGTGCCCCTTTTCTCTTTTAACTAAACAGGAGAATGCTTCATGAGAGCAAAGGCGAACAAGCTGAACAAGCCGGAAGACGGTAATTTCGGCAAGACATGGAATTATATTTGCGACCAGCATGAGATCTCGGAGTGTTTCAAGCAAGGGTTTTTCGACACTATCGGCGGCAACCTCATGGCGGGCGATCAGATCCGCATGATTCGTATGCAGGGTGAGAAGCGCGTGTTGGGTGTGTGCGACGGTATTGTAATACAGGTTGAATCCACTAAACTCGGCTGGGTGGTAAATTTCCACCCCCTTCAAAGCACTGTTTTAGATTTTAAAGATGTGCCCACTAGCGACCAACCTGCCGCCGAGCCCGAAGAAGCGGGTCCGGAATTCATCAAAGGGACGGGTAAAGTCGAATGGAACATAAACAAGAAACATTACAGCGTTTTCGACGACGGCAGAGAAGTATGTATAGTATATAAAAAGTCGGAAGCACACGCGATCTCTCGAGGGGATAAACCAATACCCGTACTAGCTTGAGGTAAAGAATGCCTAGTGAAACTGATATAGCCAACATCGCTTTGCGCCTTGTTGGTGGAACTCGTATAACATCGTTAACCCAAGGCACCCCTAACGCGAACGCCGTACAGGATCTCTATTCAGAACTCCGAGATCACTTATTAGAATTTCCGTGGAACTTCACGACGAAGCGCGTGGAACTCGCCCGATCGACTACTGCACCGGGTTTCGGGTATGATTTCGCCTACACCCTCCCCTCAGACTGGATGTTCACTATATCGGTCTATGATAACGACGCCGGGGCGGGCACTATAGATTATCGGCACGAGCAAGTCGCGTCCCAAAACGTGATTTCGACTAGCAGCCTTAACGTATATCTTGTGTACGCATACCGGGAGACGGATACTAACCTTATGCCGTCGGCTTTCCGAACGGCTTTGGCTTCCGCACTAGCTAGAGACCTTGCTATCACCGTGGCGAACTCGAACACTCTAGAAGACCAACTTTCCAAACGTGCTACCAAAGATCTAGCTCACGCCAAATCGCTTGACGCGATGGGGTCTTTTCCGGAGGCGCGACCGAGGGGAACATGGTCTAACTCCAGAAACGGGTTCCGTTAATGCCTAAAGTCCACCCTATAACTCCTTCGTTAAACACCGGGGAACTCACCCCCCGGCTCGCCTCCCGGGTCGATTTTAACAAATACCCCAGTGGAGTAGAGACGCTAGAAAATTTTATTGCCTTGCCCGAGGGCGGAATTTCGCGCCGCTCAGGCACTCGATATGTGGCGGCCACTAAGACCGGGGCTACGGTAAAATCCCGACTTAAGAGATTTGAATTTTCGACCACTCAAAGTTACGTCATTGAGATGGGCGCGGGGAACATGAGGTTCTACAGAGATCAGGGGCAGATCACTGTCCCAAATATAACTGCATCGATCACTAACGGCACATTCACATCAAATATTACGTCTTGGACGGATAACTCCGGTGCGGGCTGTTCTATTACCCACGACTCAGGCAATGGGAGACTGAACTTAGTTTGCAACGGAACAAACGAAGCCGAGGCGGAGCAGCAGATAACTAACTCCTCTGCCATAGAACACGTTATCCAGTTTGACGTTATCGGAGCGCCGGGGGATTACATCTTCTTCAGTGTAGGCACGGCCACAACAGGGACTCAGATAGTGGACGGGTTCATAGCGGAGGTAGGCTACCATTGCTTTTCTTTCGTAGCGACAGCGGCTGATTTCTTCGTACGATTCCACAACGAATTAGGGAAAACCATTCAGATTGACAATATCGCCCTGTTGGACAACGCTCCCGTTGAGGTAAGAACCCCTTACTTGGAAGCGTCCTTGTACGAAATAGAAGGGCCTCAATCGGCCGACATATTATATTTATTCCACGGGTCGTACCCAACATACAGACTTGAGAGACGAGGCCATACTACATGGTCGCTTATCGAAGTCCCTTGGCAGGACGGGCCATGGCTTCCAGAGAATTCAACCGCTACAACCATAACGGCCGCCTCCGCAACCGGGCTAGGGATAGTTTTTACCGCCTCGGCTACAAACGGCATTAACGGGGGAGCGGGTTTCATATCTACCGATGTAGGGAGATCCATTAGATTGTCCGACGAGGGTACCGTCAATTGGGGCTGGGGCGTGATAACCACGGTAACCGATACTACCCACGTTAAAGTGGATATTGAGCGAACGGTCGTAAGCACATCGGCGGAAGTTAAGTGGAGACTCGGATCATGGTCTACAACCACCGGGTACCCGGCTACGGGGGCGTTTTTTGAGCAGAGGCTTTACGCCGCCGGTACTAACGACGAGCCCCAGACTTTCTGGGCCTCGGTTACTGGCGACTTTGAAACTCATGCTCCGGACTCGGACCCCACAGTGGGGACTTTCGATGCAACTGTTCAAGACGACGACGCCTTGGATTTCACCATTTCGGCCGATAACGTCAATGCCATAAGGTGGATGTCCGCCGGAGAAGATACACTCTCCATCGGCACAACCGGCGGCGAGTGGATTCCTTCTTCTACCGGGGCAGTAATAACTCCTTCCGACGTTACAGTTAAGAGACAAACTACCCACGGATCGGCCCAGATTCAACCGGTTCGCGTGGATAATATTGTTCTGTTTGTACAAAGAGCTAAACGAAAAATTAGAGAGTTCGGCTTTACCTTTGAGTCCGACGGGTATCAGGCTTTCGACATGACCCGCCTTGCTCAACACATTTCCCAGAGCGGGATCGTCGAGATGGCTCATGCTCAAGAACCGGACTCCCAAGTGTGGGTCGTTCGAGGGGACGGTCAACTACCGTCGATGACATTCAGAAGGCAAGAGGATGTGGTCGGCTGGGGCAGACATATAATGGGCGGACATTACGGGATGGCAACCATCACCGTTACGGACTACGCGAATATAGCGGTGGGGACTACTTTAACACTAACTCAGTCCGACGGAACAGTAGTCGTGTTCACTTCCGAAACCGCTGGAGCGGGAACCCCCACGGAAACACTAGGCTTCCGACCGAACACATCAAATAACGTAACGGCAGATAATATATTCACGGCAATCAACGCCCATGCCGACTTTACCGTTGCTAATCCGGCAGCCAACGTAGTTACGATAGAAGAAACTAACCATGGGTCTTCTGGGTATCTCACGGTGGTCAGTTCCGATACAACTCGATTGACAGCGACCAGTGAAGGGCATTCAGTTGTCGAAAGTGTTACGGTCATCCCCGGAAATAACGGGGCAGGGCAAATACACGATTCCAGTCAGCGAGACGAAGTGTGGGTGCAAGTTAAGCGGACGATCAACTCCGCCACTGTTCGGCACGTTGAGTATCTAGAAAGGGACTTCGAGGACGATCAGGATGCGGACGACGCGTTATACAGCGATTGCGGTATAACGTATGATAGCACCCCGGCTACCACTATAACGGGGTTATCCCATCTAGAAGGTGAGACGGTTAAGGTTTGGGCGGATAACGCGATACAGGCCGACAAGACAGTTTCCAGTGGAAGTATCGTTCTAGACGTCGCGGCTTCTACCGTTCAGATAGGGCTGAGTTACACACATAAAGTAAAGACCTTGAAACTAGCTGAAGGCGGGAACGCCTCCGGGACTTCGGTAGGGCGAACGAAGAGGGTGAATAACATCACTTTCGTAGTTCTAAACAGCCACACCCTAGACACAGGTACTTCATCGGACAGCCTAATTAAATACGATTTCCGAACTGTAGGGGACCCTATGGACTCGGGGGCGCCATTATTTACAGGTGAATGGGATGTGGAGTTTGAAGGCAATTGGGAATCGGACCCGCGTATATTCATTGAGAGTGACGACCCCGCGCCGTTCACTTTACTGGCTCTGGCTCCTGAAATCAAATTAAACGCTTTAAAATAAACGCCCAAACGGGTATAATAAATTGCGATGATCAGATATAAAGACTGGCCCGAAAAGCTAATAAAGTTTTTGATTGATAGAGATAAGGCACCTATGAAATGGGGCGTATCTGACTGCACCTTATTCGCGGCTGACGCTGTGGAAACGATGAATGGTTCAGACCCGGCACAATTCTTCCGGGGGAAATACAAAGACAAAAGAGGCGCGTTTAGGATACTGAAGAAATTCTCCGGAGGCGGGCTTGAAGAAGCTGTGGAGCGTGTATTTAGAGAAATGGGGTACCCTGAAATCCCAACGGAACGTGCAAATTCGGGTGATGTGGTACTTATGGACATTGAGAATGTTGACCCTGAAGCAACGGGTTACACAACGGGTATTATGGCTACTGAAACGATAGCTATCGCGCAGGGAAAGGACGGGCTAGTATACTTACCGACTCCTACTTTAAAGCGAGCGTGGGCGATATGAATTTACCTACAGACGGCGCGTTAAATTGGCCCCTAGTTACGGGGTGTTACAGGCTTTCCGAAGGGTGCAATAGTTGTCCATCCTTTTGGGAGTACGAGGAGCAGGGGAAGGACTACACTCCCCGAATCCACGAGGAGATATTAGAGGAACCACTGGCGAACCCAGAGCCTTCGTTGTATGAAGTGGCTTTTGGGTCGGATCTGTTCCATGGGGATGTGCCATTAGCATTCCAGCAGAGAGTTTTCGCCGTCATGAACGAGGCCCATTGGCACCAGTTCTCGGTCGGCACTAAACGAGTAGCGAGGTTGCTACTGCATAGCCCACAGTTCACATGGACCGATAACATTATGGTCAAGGTACCTGTGGAGTCTGGCGAGTACGAGTGGAGAATCGATAAACTTAGACGCATTCCTGCAAAAACTCGTATTGTTTCCATGGCACCGCTACTGGGGCCCGTCAGCAAAAACTTAAACTTACAAGGTATCGACGCTGTAGGCGTCGTTCCTGAAACTTGGGGATACAAGCGCCCCTACGATCCTGAATGGGGCGAGAACGTACGACGCCAGTGCCTAGAACAAGGGGTAGCGTTTAGTATGGAAAGTGTAATCTACGAAAAAGAAGGCCAGAGGACATATGCTATTATTTGATGAACAGGACGTTAATAAAATGTTCGCCTCGAAGGTGGACTGCTTCGGGGCCGCAGTTGCCGGGGGCATATCGGCGGGGATAGTGGCGGCCAATCTAGCTGCGGTGGGCCTCGTCGTTTCAACGATAGGGATAATACAGCAGGGTAAGCAAGCCGCCGGGCAAGCTAAATTTCAAGCCGGAGTGGCGAGCAACAATGCCATCGTGGCACAACAACAAGCAGATCGCGCCGCTCAACAGGGGCGAATAGACGAGGGCGATTTTCGACGCCAGCAGAGCGATCTTTTCGCAACCCGACGTTCGTTATTCGGGGGCACCAATGTGGACGATACCAAGGGGTCTCCTTTAGCAGTTTCTAAAGATTTCGCCGGGGAGTCCGAGCTAAACGCGTTGCGAGTTAGGAACCAAGGGCAAGTTAATGTCAATACCATTCAACAGCAGGTTAGGGACCAGCAAAGTCAAGCCAGTTTATTCGGGCAGAAGGCTAGATCCGCCGCCACCAACAGTGCATTTCGCGCCGGGGGGCAGCTATTTAGCGGGGCCGGGACTATCGCCAGTGGGTTCGTAAAAAAATAAACCTGATACATCTAACCGAGAGATACTATGGCACAGCAAGGACAAGGATTTTTCCAGTTACCTAAGAGAGTGGACCCGCCTAGAGGCCGAAAACAGGCCGACCTTCCTACCCGTCAGAACATAGAGAGAGTCCCGATCGCGCAAGACCGGCGTCAGCCTCAGAGGTTCGACGCTAGTGGGATAGGATCTGACGGAGAAGGTCTCGTTAGCGCGGGGAACGCGGCATTACAGTACTCGGAAGACATGATAGCGGCGGAAACTAGGGAGCGAAACCAGAGCGAAGCTATAACCCTAAACCGAGTTAAAACGGATGCAAGTAGGGATATGGTGGACGCGGCGGGGGAAGTGAATTTACTCGACTCGAATAAAGTAGGGGAAGCCGGGGCCACACTAGCCCAGATTGCGGATCAGTATATTAAAGATTACCCGGGGTCCGAAAACTTCAACGCCCAGTTAGAGGACCAGATGGCTATTCTGCTGGACACCCATATTGGGTCCTTGGCAACGAATTCAACCAAGGAGCGGAGAAAGATTCTCGATATAGAA